GTAAGAGCATTTACGGGTGAGGGACTTGAACAAATTAAAAATGTTAAAAACAATAATTTAATTGTAGATGACATTGTAAATAAAATTTATTTAAACGCTGGTGTTGCAGAGAATGCACAACCAGTTGTTAGAGCAAATGCCAGAGAGTTTTTAAATAGAATAAAAGATTTAGAAGATCCAGATTTTCCAGGTGGCACAACTTTATCGGGTGTTATGAATCAAGATGATTTTAGATTTATGACTGAAGGTGGTGGCGGAGGAATGGGTGATCCATTTTTATTAGTACAAAAATATTTTGGACCAAAAGTTGCAGCGGCAGTTGCAAGATTAGATGGAGCAGATGATATACAAAAGTTTGCAGAAAATTTAGTTAAGGTAAAAGATGCAAGAGGTAATACAATAACTAGTAGATACTTTGATCCTGAGTCTGTTAGCCCTGATGATTTTGAATTTGCAGAGGGTGGACGTGTTCCTATGTTTGCTGGTGGTGCAGCAAGAATGGGTTACCAAGCTTTAGCAAAATACGGAATCAAACCAAAAGACATATCAAGACTATTTGCAAGTCTAGGTACAGACAAAAGTTTAGTTGGAAAAGAAAAAACAGAATACTTTAGAATGTTACACAAAGTATTAAGAAATCCTGATGACTTCCCAGATGAGATTTTAGATATTCAAAAACAATTAGGTATAGACGTTCCAGGACTTAAAGGCGGTGGTCTTGCCGGCATCCTGGAGGTGTAGTGGATCCCTATAAATATATAAAAAATAGAATACCTGGACTTGTTGTTTATCCTATTGTTGAAGGTGGAAAAGAGTATTTTAGATTACAGTTTGGACAACCATCAAACATATCTCCAGATTACAAAGGTAAAAAAACACAATTTTTTCCTAGAACCGAACAAGGTTTAAAAGATTTAGCAGCTGAATATAATAGACGAAAACCTTTTGTTATCCCCTCTCTAAGTAGAGCTGAAGCAGCTAAAGCAGGGTCACAAAAAATGACAGACTTTATAGAAATTAAAAAAGGTTACTCTCAAGATTTATTAAAATTTATTGAGAAAAATTCAACAGACCCAAAATATAAGGTTAGTAATGGTCCATCTAAATTATATGACGATGCCGTAAAGTTTTTTAAAAAAGATAAAAAATACACTAGCGTTCCAGAAGGGTTTTCTAAAACAGCAAACCAGACTTACGAATTTTTAAAAGGACGTAATTTTCAACTACCAAGAAATTATGAAATAACTGAAGGTTTTAAAATGACGGGTAATTTTCCAAGACACCCTGAACAGATTAAATCTTTGATGGCTGTTAAACTTTTAGAAAACAATCCTAATTTTGTAAATATAAATGAGATGGCATCTAAATTTTATTTGACAGATGTTGATAGAAAAGAATTGTTAAAAGAGAATAAGGAGTTAGTAAAAGCAACATCTGGTTTTTTAGGTAGGAACAAAATTAGAAAAGACTCTGCAGCAGGTAAATATTTACAGAAAAAAGGTTTTGATTTTAATAAAAAATTATATGAAGTCATTCAGTTCAGAACATTAGAGGAAGATATTATTGATAAATTAGGAACTAATATATCAAATGCTGAAAGAGTGCGTTTAGAAAATTCTCTCGCAGTCATTCAAAGAAACCGTGGAACTGTATTTAAAAAACTAAAAACAGAGTTTCCTAATCTTACAAAAGGAAACGCTATGGTGTTAGAACATGCTACGCCTCAAGGTCTTATAAATACAGGAACTTTTTATCCAAAAACTTTTATGTTAAAAGCTCAATATGTTCCACAAGCTTTTAATCAATTTAAAAATACTCAATTTGATACACCATTAATAAAATTAGTTTATCAATATAATAATGAAACAGATCCATCTATAAAACAATCTTTAAAATCTGAAATACAAGATCTTAGAAAAAATTTTAACAATAGAACTAAGGTTGACGGTAAGGGTTATTTAGATGATATGGATTTTAAATTTGGTCAAAAAGTTAGTCTTATAGATAAGACTCCAACAATAGATTTATTGACTGATGAAGGCTCTGTAAGACAATATGTGAAAAATGCTGCACACTCTAATGCATATTTTTCTAGTTTAGATCAGAAGACCGTAGGAATAAGAGATAAAAGATATCCTATTGATAAATTAAAATTAGATGTTCCACAAAATAAAAAATTAGATTTGTTTGTAAAAACAGTTATTAACAGTGGTAATTGTAGAAATGTAATTGCTAAAGCTATTGGAGGAGAGGTCAGCACTTGCGAAGCAGTAATTAGACAAGACCCAGAAAGAGCTGCACAAAAAATATTACAGGTCGAAGGATCTACAGGTCCGTTAACAAAAGTTAAAAACGCAGCATTAGGATTTTTAAAATCACCAGGAGCAAAAACATTCGGTATCGGTGCTGGTGTTGGAGCTGCAATAGGATTAGTCAAAGCATTTAGAAACGATGATCCATCAACTTATTTATCGAACGAAGATCAACAAAAAAATATGTTGGTTGATATGGCAACACAACCTGTATCGATTGATATAGAAAGACCTGCAATATTAGATTATCAACTACCTGCTTTAGGTGGAACGTTAGCTGCTTCAACAGCACTAGCTGCACCATCAACAATCAAAGCAAGTAAATCAAGGGCACTTGGTATTGAAAGAAAACCAAAAGGTTTTGTAAAAACAGGTCTAAGAGTTTTAGGTAGAGGACTAGGAGTTGCAGCATCACCTGCATTACTAGCACCGTTTGCAGTTGGTGATATTGCATCACAGATAGCTGAAGGAGATACACCTGAAGATATTGCAACAAATCCATTTAACTATTTGTACCCAGCATTTGCAGATCAAACACCAAAACTAACTAGAGGATTAAGTCCAACAATTAGAAAAGTTGCTAGATTAGGTTTACCTAGAGCTGCTTTAACAGGATTATCTAGAGTAGGTATAGGTGGCCTTGCTGCATCTCTAGCAATACAAGGATCGGGATTATTTGATGACTAAAAAGCTAACAACTACGATACCGCCTAAAAGAGGGCCTCATCCACAAGGGTTGAATGTTCCTGGAAAAAAGATTATAGTAGTATCGAACTCGGAGAAAAAACATGTCAACAATAGACAAGACTCTACCAAACGTAGAGCAGGAAATAAAATTACCTAGTGAAGAAGAGGTTGTAGAAGCTTCTCAAGAAAACATTGAAGAACAAGTTGGACCAGATGATATCCAAGTTGAACAAGATGAAGACGGTGGTGCTACAATTACTTTTGATCCAGAAGCTGTAAACCAGCCAGGCACAAACGAACATTTTGATAATTTAGCAGACTTATTACCAGAAGAAGTTTTAGGCAGATTAGGATCTGAACTCTATGAAAACTATATGCAATACAAAGCATCTAGAAAAGATTGGGAGGACGGATATACAAAAGGTCTAGACTTATTAGGATTTAAATATGAAACAAGATCTAAACCATTTGCAAATGCGAGTGGTGCAACACACCCTGTATTAGCAGAAGCGATAACACAGTTTCAAGCACATGCTTACAAAGAATTACTTCCGGCGACTGGTCCAGTACATACTCAGATTATGGGTACAGTTACAAAACAAAAAGAAGAGCAGTCGACAAGAGTAAAAAATTTCATGAACTATCAACTCATGAATGTGATGAAAGAGTATGAACCCGAGTTCGATCAGTTACTTTTTTATCTCCCTCTTAGCGGCTCTGCCTTCAAGAAAGTTTATTACGATGAACTTTTAGACAGAGCCGTGTCTAAATTTGTACCAGCAGATGATTTAGTAGTTCCATATACTGCAACATCTTTAGAAGATGCAGAATCAGTTATTCACGTTTTAAAAATATCTGAAAATGATTTACGAAAAAAGCAAGTATCAGGTTTTTATAGAGATATAGAAATTACACCAGGCTACTCGCAAGAAACAGAAGTAGAAAAAAAAGAAAGAGAATTAGAAGGTGTTAGAAAAACTAGAGATGAAAAAATGTTTACAATTCTAGAGTTTCACACAAACATAGACTTAGAAGGTTTTGAAGATAAAGATTTAGAGCAGAATCCGACAGGAATAAAACTTCCTTACATTGTAACGATCGATACATCGTCAAGAGAAGTTTTATCTATCAGAAGAAATTATAAAGCTGAAGATCCATTAAAAAATAAAATTGAATATTTTACTCATTTTAAATTTTTACCTGGGCTTGGTTTTTATGGTTTCGGCTTAATCCACATGATCGGTGGATTATCAAGAACTGCAACGAATGCACTAAGACAATTATTGGATGCTGGTACGTTTTCAAATATGCCAGCTGGATTTAAACAAAGAGGTATTCGTGTCAGAGATGAAGCGCAATCGATACAACCTGGAGAGTTTAGAGATGTAGATGCACCCGGAGGAAACATTAGAGATGCATTTATGCCTTTACCTTTCAAAGAACCATCAGCAACATTATTACAGTTAATGGGAATTGTGGTTCAAGCAGGTCAACGATTTGCCGCCATAGCTGACATGCAGGTCGGTGACGGCAACCAACAGGCAGCTGTTGGAACGACCATTGCCCTCTTAGAGCGTGGCTCCAGGGTCATGTCAGCCATACATAAAAGATTGTATGTGGCGTTGAAACAAGAGTTTGTTTTATTAGCAGACGTATTCAAAACTTATTTACCACCAGAATATCCTTACGATGTTGTAGGTGGACAAAGAAATATTAAGGTTGCAGACTTTGATGAGAAGGTAGATATCCTACCTGTTGCAGATCCAAACATATTTTCACAATCACAAAGAATTACTTTAGCTCAAACAGAGCTACAACTTGCAATGTCAAATCCACAAATGCACAACATGTATGAAGCGTACAGAGATATGTACAATGCAATTGGTGTTAAAGATATAAATAGAATCTTACCACCACCTCAACAACCTATGCCAATGGATCCTGCTGCAGAAAATATTTTAGCGATGAGTGGAAAACCTTTCCAAGCATTCAAAGGTCAGGACCACAGAGCACATATTACTTCGCATTTAAATTTCATGGCAACTAACATGGCTAAAAATAGTCCACCAGTTATGGCCGCATTACAAAAAAATATCTTTGAACACATTTCTTTGATGGCACAAGAGCAA